CCTGATTTTCTATTTTCTTAATGAAATCTTCAGTTAAGATTTTAACATGCTGGTGAGGGGGATTATTCAAATACGGAATATCTAGGTAAAGACGCCCGCAGTGCTTTGATTCATACTTTACCATCAACTTTTTAACATCGAACAAAAATCCTATGAATGTAGTCACACTAAAAGCATTATAAGTGGCTATAATACCTAACAATGGTTTTGAAATTCTATCTGCGTATGTGTGACAGTTACTTAACCATTTCTTATAATTCAATCCGAATCTTATGTACTCTGCGGCCGAACCGTGTGCTTCACAGCTAGTATAAAGTATAAAGTTTTTTACTAACTTATTTTTTTGTATAATTTCAACTTTTGAAATAAATTTTTCATAAAGTTCGTCGGGCACACATAAGTTAGAGTTGATGCACAAATCCAAATTAGGATTTGGATTTTCAATGACATAATCTAGAATTTTATACGTATTTTTGTCTAACAAGGGTTCCCCGCCGGTAATTCTAAAAGTATCCACGTTTTTATAAAGATCTGGCCACCATTTCCAAAAAGCTTCAATATACGGATTATATTCTCGTACTGGTATAGGCATTTTGTTTTGTTTTCTTACCCAATCGAGCGTATTATAATTCATAGAAGTAGGATATGGACCATATCTTTCTATTTCTTCCATCCATTGGCTGCTCACGCTAGGCATACAATAACTGCATTTGAAATTGCAGACATTCGAAAAACTAATCTCTATGTACTTAGGATTGAAATCTTTGTCATGCCCATCCTGTGTAATTTGGTCAAAATATGGTATGGACCATGATTCAGAACTTTTTAGAACGCGATCACTAAACTGATCAATATTATCTAAATCTTCTATATTCCAACAATAATTACATTCACTAGGACGATGGCCTTCGAGCATTTCTTTTCTGATTAATTTCTTATATTCTGTGTTATGTAGGGCTGATGGATTTTTTTGAATTTCCGCTATAGGAATTACATGAGTTCTAGGATGATGACAACTATGTGTGTGACCTACTCCGAGATGAATAGTAGACTGAGTCCATTTAGCTAGGCACATTCCCGGACCTATTTTGTCAAGAATATTTTTGACCGCAAGTTTTTTGTTGTCAGAATCCACTTTCTTCCAAGGATGTAAGTACATCAGTTAATTCTGGTATAGTATTAAAAATATTTTCATTTCTAATATGATCTAATCTTTTTGTAATTTCTACAAACTGCTGTGCTTGACTTTTATCATAAGGTTTGGACAACTCAAATAATATTTGTAAAAAAATAAATCTAACATCTGTTACATATCTTTCGTTGTGTGTCTGAATAAAATTGTTTATTTTAGAAACTATTTGTTTTCTAAAATCTTCTGATAAAATATGAACATGATAATGAGACGGCCATTCTAACAAGTTTAAATAAAAGTTGCTAAATCTTCGAGTCGAAGTTATTACCCCTATACTGATTAAATAATCAATAATTTCTGGCAGTCTGAAAACATTCATTGCACCTGCAGTAATAGCCGGTTTTACATGTACGTTTGGTAATTTAGATAGTTCTATCAAATTATTTTCTACCTGTTTCCAAACAGTACCGGATCTTAGTAATTCTGCACGGTCACCAATCTCGTCGACACTAGGCCAAATTTCTAATTTTCCAGGTTGCCATTTACTCCAAATATCTAATATATTTTTCTTTTTATAAATAAGGGTTGATAAATTTGTATTATAAGATATTTTTACATCATACCTCTGATATTTTTGCAACAAATCTAATATATACCAATGTTCGTCCATTAATAATGGTTCACCACCAGCGAAATAAATTTTTTCAACTGTTTGAATTTGCTCTTCTAAAAATTCATAATTATTCGATGAACCAACTTGCTGTATATTCCATACCTTCTCTTGATCTTTGACCCATCCCATTTTTTTGGCATCAGGTATCCATGATGAACTATATCTCGGTCCACAGCTACGACATTTAAAATTACAAAGATTACTAAATCTAAAATCCCAGTATCTTAAATCCATAGCGTGACATGTGCCGTCATCATCGGTAATTTTAGGAATGGAATCTATGACATGATTAAATTCTCTATTATGTCTAGTTCTACCACTATAGCCAGCAGATGTTTCGGCGCTGAAACATTTAATACAAATTTCCGGTTGTTTTCCTTCTATCATAGTTCGACGAAGAGATTTCATATTTTCGCTGTTCCAAATTTCATCAACTGTTTGATCATTTAGATCGCCGGCAAAATATTCGAAAGTTGAAGTCAAACAACAAGGAACTACTTTTCCGTTCGGTTCAAAATTTAAATGCATCCATGGAATAGCACAAACTGTCTTTCGATCAAAAGATTTGATAGTTCTATCTTTGCCGTATTGTGCTTTAAGCCAGTCGAAATCATTTATTTTAAAAAGAGCATCTGGATTTTCTATGTTCTCCAACCCATATGTTTTACCTAAATTAGCGCCTTGCAATGCAAATTTACCGAAAGGTCGATCGGCACCTTTAGTACACCATGTCTCTAAACGATTATCTGTTTCTTCGTCATAATTTTTGTCAATCGGCTTAGTTGCTAACTTTACAGATTCTCGAAAGGCTGATTTCCAAGTATTAAAAGGATCTGTATTAAACTTTGTGATATTACTGATTATTGGTATAGACTTAAATCTGTCGCTTAATGACAGTGTCATATCTATAGATTTCAGGGACATATTTAACACTTTTTCTTTAGGTAAAAGTTTAACTCCTCCGTAGCCATAAACTAATCCATTGATAGGATTTTGGCTATGCCAAACACAAACAACATCCTTTTCAGAATCGGGTACCTGATAATCAAAAAAACTAAAATTGTCAACTATCTCTGCATCACCGTCGACAACATAGAACATCTTAGTTAATGATCGTTGGGCTGCAACGATATGTGCCTGGTGTATTCCCTTAACTCCATGTATCCTTTGGGCGAAAGGAAATCTATCTTTTAATTTTTTCCAGTTTTCGTCTGCATTAATTTCTTGATAACTTATAAAAAATATTTCAAACATCTAACTGCCTATAATAGGTCTGAAATAAGTTATATGACTCATTGTATAGATCAAATGTATATTTGCTCTGTTGTTCATTTAACCATGGCCAGCTTAGTCCTAATTCACGTTTAATTTCTGTTCCGTATTCTTGTGCATCTTTTTCCACAGATGCATGATTGACCGTTTCTTGATAAATTTCTTTTAAGATTTCAAAATCTCTGACCTGTACATAGTCCCAATTTGTACAGTTAGTCATATAAGTTCCCATTCTCGCACCTAAAATCGCATATTTTCCGTTTTCTTCGTGCGAACCTACTGTAGACCACATTTTTAATCTGTGCAAATTGTGCCACCACACGCTTTCTTTAATTTCATTAGAAGGAACTTTTACTCCGTCAACAAGCGTCATCTTGACACCCTCACGAAATCCTGCTCTCCAGGCCTGGAATGGACTACCAGTAATATAAACACTACTATGACATTGCGGAAACTGTTGGTATCCCTCTTCCCAACAAAAATCTACCTGGGCTCTATCACTATCACTAGATTCATGTGTTCGCATGTTAAGAACAAAATCTTTTCTCCATAATTTAACTCCGCCGTTGCCGTACATTAATCCATTAACGATATTCTTTCCTATCCAACTATACACCTGTATACCTGGATTTTTAAATTCAATTTCTGTGTTAAAAAAATTATTATAAACAATGTTATCAGCGTCTACAGTAATAAACCATTCAGTATCAGATAGCTCTGCTGCAGCTTTATGGGCCGCATCAGATCCTTTTACTCCATGCACACGTTTAGCCCAAGGTACTTTATTGCACAAATCTGCATAATGTAACTCGGCATTGGGCTCGTCATAACTTAAAAAAACAACATCAAATTCAACTACTTTCATGTTTAATGATATAATTTTTAAAAATGCGTTTGGTATATACACTAAATTCTTTAGGAAAATCTACAGGAAAATCTAAAGATTTCGATTTGAACAGTTGATCTACAGTAACGGATATTGTATCATAGAGAGCGTTAGGATCATTATAATCTGTAATTAAAAACAACATTTCTGTACTACCATTCCATCGTATTTTTTTGGATTGATAAAACTTTTCCGATAATGTTATAATTAGTTTTTTATTAGTTACATCAGCAGATAATGATATATCATTATCATTATTCTCCGACCAGCGTTGATCTATGATACGATGCAATACATCATCTATTTTCGTAAGACTCTTAGTTTCTATTATTTCTAGACCCCCACTTGAAATATCCACTGCATATGAATTTAAATTTGTTTTACCTTCCAACACCGATAATGCAACATCGTCATCAATATGTATTTTGTGATCAGTCTCGGGGCAAGAATGATTAGGATAGATTCCTGTAATCTGCCCTGTAGACGAATCAAACACTGCATAATAAACAATTTCCTGTAACGGAATAGTCTTAAGCCATTCCTCGAAATCTTTTAGCGCAGCTTCCATGCTATCTCCTCGAGGATGTTTATAATCTCATCAGTAATTAAATCTTTCTCCACGTAATGTACGATATGGTGTTGTTGATAATTTCCAATCTTTAGTCCAGCCTGTCTATTCAAATAAAAACCTACATGATGAGTAAACTTATCAGCTGGCCAAGGCCAGTTTTGAACCGATCCCTTCATATGTGCTATTTTTGGAAAATCTAGATCGTAAGAAATATCATCGTATATATCAAGTATTTTAGCCGATAATGCAAATGCTTCATCGGTACCTACAATTTTTGGTTTATGTTGGGCGAAATAAAGATTCGAATATTCTTTAGGATTTTTTATGATATGTCTACCTAATGCGAAAAAATCTTTGGCCAACGCAGAATCTTTCTTAAAAAATGTATACATTGAATAAAGATTCGGAAGATCGTTTTTAGTAAAACATCTACGATAATAATCGCTAGTTACTATTTCCTCTCTATAGGTGAATACTTTACCAGGAAGATATACATCACAATTTTCTAAAAAATATTCTACCCAATGACTATAATCTCTTAAAAATAACATATCGACATCTAAACATATCGTAGCTTCCCAAGGAGTTAATTTGTCCATCCACGATCTACCATTCCAGAATGCCTCCTGATTCCATTCTATAACATGATCAAAAACCCAAGGAGACTTAATTCTCTCTAACTGTTGCTTATCGTCGATAACTAACGCTACTTTATCAAATCCAGGTTTCTGCGTATTCTTAATGCTCAGTGCTAATGCATACGCCATTTTAAGATAATCTATGTTATCATGTGAAGATACAACTAAAAGATAACCGAAGTTCATAGGCTCATCAACCTTTCATAGTGACGAATGATACTCTGTTTATTCATTATGTGTACATCACGATCTTTAATTGATACCAAATAAAAAGATTCTGTATCTATACTAGATTTAATCAAAAAAATCATCCTTTCGTCATCATTTATTTTTTCTAAAATATCTTTATCTTGTACTGTAAAAACACCTGGTAAAGAAATTTGTGATTTTTCAAATCCGTCTAATATATGTTTGGCTACACTAAAGGAAATATCATTACGATATTGATCTGATTTAAATCTAAATAAATCGGCATAATATTTGTAATTTTCTCTTATGTAATCTACTAACTGGAAAAAAATTTTACTTTTTTCGTTTTTTGTAAACATCACTGCAGTTGCCCAATACAGATGGGTGCCTGTTTCCGAAACCCATCGATCTAAAACTCCGGATCGATCACCTTGTATATCATTAAAGCCTCCTGAAATCAATATGTCTTCGTCGATATCCCAATAATTATTTAAATTATCAGAACATATAAGAAAATCACTATCTATCAATAAACTACGTTCATACGGAGTATGATGCCAAATTACAGATCTATTCGAATTTAAAAAGGGCACCCGATCATGATCGTTTCCATCATACAAAATTCTTTGATTATCAGTATCGGGTCTTTCCGTCGTAATTATCTGATCGAAGATTGATTCTGCCTCTTTCCATATTTGAGATTTCTGCATCCATTGTATTGTTTCATCGTCAGTGATCAAAGATACCGGTACACCTAAATTTTTTCCTGCAAATTTAGCCGCAATCAATGCCATTCTAGAATAATCTACTTTTCGATTATTGTGAGCTAAGATTACAATACCTTTATTCATAATCAACTAACTTTTCTACAGATCTGCTTTTTTTAATCTTATCGTATTCTTTGTGGTATTCGAGTGTGACAGAAAAATACCTATCAAAAATTTCTGTTTTAAATTTTTCTAAATCTTCGATTAATATAGGATTATCGTTTTGATCTAATAAAACGATATCTGCTGTTCTGTGTCCAGCACACAATGACCATACGAAAGTCAGCAAAGATCTATCGATTTTAAAAATACCGCCATTGTGACCATAGGTCAATTTTGCCTGCATTTTTTCATTCAATGATCGACGTTGCGCTGCAAGTGTCTGTCTGTAGTTAGAAAAATCCAAAGCATTTTTAAGACGCTCGTCCATATTTCCTCCGTAGTAAACTGTACAGTTTATTTACCAGGAGAAAAATATAGACAAAAAATTATGAATAAATGAATGAACCGATGGATGTAGTTCCGCCTCCGGCCGGATTTGGTCCGCTGGTAGTAAAATTACCGGTGGTCGGTGCCGGTTGCATCACTCCACTGGCACGGATCATATCTGTAGTAACTGTTAACGTTCCACTAACAGAGTCTTCTGGAGGAACTGGCCCGCTGAATGCTGGAGGAATTCCTACTGGGGGATCAACATAAGGGTCATTTAAAAGAACTCTAATAAAAACTTGATTGGCAGTTCCGGAAGAATTATTGGCCACATTTGATCTGGCCTGCAATCTATATGTATTGCTAGAATAAGGTCCGCTAGCAGTGGCGGTATAATACGTTTGGAAGGTATTCGTCAACCTGAAAAAGTTAGTTCCATTTAGCGGACTGAATCCAGTGCTAGGAACTTGCCCGCCAAAACCTTGCTGGCCGGTTGAGTTTATTAAATTTTCCCACGACGTAGTCTGGTCTTTAGTTACACTTTTTAGAAAGGTAGATGTTACTCTAAGTTGACCACCGCTGTTAAAAAAGAATCTCGCTGTTTCTGCCGTACTAAATGTGTAGGTAATATCTGCATATATTTGGCTTATCCAAGTAACATCACCTGAAGTAGCTGATGCTAAATTTTCAGTGACAAACTGACCTAAACCTAGATTAAACCTGTTAGATGTAATGGTATTGGCAAGTGTATCGTATGAATTATTAGGATGTCCGGCTCCGAATCTTATCGCGGCACCAGTAGACACACTGACGATCGTGGGATTTGTACCGTTCTGATGGACTAGACAGTTAAAGATATCAAATCTTAAATTTTGCCATTGTGCGGCGGTGATATTGTTACCATCGGCAACAGCTGAACTTTGCAAACGAGCAGCTTGACCATAACCAGTATTGCCTGTACCTGTTCCTAATACTGCAATAATTTTATTTCTGATACCGTTGTAATCAACATCTTCGATAATTCCGCCGACACTGTTAGCCATTTTTTATCCTCAAATTATTATTGCTTCGATTAGTTTTTCTTCGACATCGTTGTTATCTTCTAAAGCGATAGCAAATACCTCAGAAGAATGATGTACAGATTTCATAGCGTGACCGTTATCGGACGCTATAAGGTTATCTCCCTTACAAACTTTTCCGATCACTTTAACTGGTACACGCCCTTTTAATGCTATATATGTTCCGCCTTCTAAATCTTTGTTCATCATGAAAGCTGGGTTAGTGCTAACTACACCAATCGCTCTTTTTCCAAAAAAGGATGCGGTAACTTCTGCTTCTCCGCCAACACAAACCACAGTCCCTACAGCATATTCTTTATCGCATAGATATTTTTCTGCTAGGTCAGCATATCTGGCGGCAGTAGCCGTTCCATTGAATACATTTGCTGTGAGATTTCCGCTGCCGTCTCGGGCAGCTATGGTATTAGCTGAAGCCGTAGTTTTCGCCGATCTAAAATTAGGATCAGTATCTGTAGCACTATCGTTAATTCTTAATCTATCAGATTTATCTGCTGTTCCCACGAACTGATTTGCTATGAGATTTCCGCTACCGTCTCTTTCTGCTATTGTAGTTGCGGTAGCTGCACTAGATGCTAATTTGCTGTTTAAAGTCAATGCATTATTGGCGGTGCCTATGACATCACCTACCACATTACCTGTTAAGTTTCCTACGAACGCAGCGGTAACAGTTTTAGTCGCTGCGTTAATGATCGTGGTAAGATCGCTCGCTATAACATTACCAGTGACATTACCAGCGACATTACCAGTGACATTACCTGATAAGTTGCCTGTAAATGTAATAGAATAGACATTGTTCCACCGTTCGGCCGATTTTCCTAGAGTGAAAAAATCATTTTGACCGGGATATAGAGAGGTTCTATCAAAAACAGCTACATCTCGTTGATCGCCAGAACTTACTCTAATTCTAATCCTTAAATCATCGCCTAATTGATTTTCTATGACAGGAAGCGTTCCATCTATGTAAAATCTTATGTCTCTCTGATCACCTAGATAAAATCCCTGATCATCGAATTCTGCGCCTGAAGGTAATGAAGGATTAGACAATCTAACAAAATCCTCTGCCACGAAACTACCTAATTTAAGAGCATTAGCCGCTGTTCCCCAGAAATAATGATCGGTAGATGTAATTCCAGTCACACCATTAGTGTTAACTAATGTTATTCCTTTCTTTATTACCGAAAATCCTGTTATAGGAGTTTCGCTGCCCAGAGTGAACGCATCTTTACTGATAACCAGCATAGTTTCGCCACCAGCCAACAATTTCGCTATGCTATGTGTTCCACCGGTAGTATCTCTAACTAACTGCGGTACTAGTGCCGAAGTGCCAATATCGGGGGCGTTTTCTGGTCCGATCAATACGAATTCGGTACCGTTGAAAGCGTATAATTGCTGTCCGGCCGTGTCAAACCAAAAATCACCGGGTGTCAACCCGCTGGGTGCTGTTTGGCTGGCTTCTGCACCACCTGCTGTCCTAAACCTTGAGCCATCATAAAACTTTAATTTTTTATTCGCCGAATCGAACCAAATCTGTCCTGTAACGACTTTGGGAGGTGCTGTGGTATTAGAGAAATTTTCTAAAAGATGAAGGAAATTTTCGTTCTGTACTTCGCCGTATCCGGCATAATTTTTACCTACGAATCTTAGATCAGTAGTCGTATCAATGGTTCCATCTTCGACTGATACTAAAAATGTTCCATTAAATTTATCTACTTGATACGCCATCGAAAAGCTCCAATTGTTATCTTATATTTATCAGCAGTTTATTTTTAAAGTCTACCTACGACCACTTCGATCAAACCATCTAACCCGTCAAAATCCTCCAATGATTTGCCTATAA